TTATACCAGCAGAAACTATCACTTGCTAAGAATGTGGATGCAACCGAAGGCGCACCACAACGTATTGAGGCTTCAGACTTTATTGAATCGAGGTTCTAATGGCACGATCTGCGCCATCCATATCTGCCTTCGTAAGTGGGGAATTATCTCCACGATTGGAAGGACGGGTAACCCTGGAGAAGTACCAGACGGGATTAGCAGACCTCACAAATATGATTGTATTGCCTCAAGGAGGTGCAACAAGAAGACCAGGCACGGAATTTATTGGAGAAGTAAAGTCCAGTTCTGTTAAAAACAGACTAATACCTTTTCAATTCAAAACTACGGACACCTATATTCTGGTATTCGGAGACCAGACGATGCGAGTTATTCGAAACGGATCTCAGGTTTTAAATAGTTCGGCAAAGAATATTACGGCTGCAACCAAAGCGAACCCTGGTGTAATTACTTCAAATTCACATGGTTTTTCAAATGGCGATGAAATTTATATTGCCTCTGTTGGCGGTATGACAGAATTAAACGCGAGAAATTATCTTGTAGCGAATTCCACAACAAATACTTTTACATTGACTGACCTATTCGGCACGGCAATCAATACAACAGATTTCACGACTTATACCTCTGGAGGTACGGCAACAGAAATATATGAAGTTGCGTCACCCTACACAGAAGCCCATCTTCCGAATGTCAATTTCGCTCAATCTGCTGATACGATGTATTTAGTACATCCAAGTTATGCGATAAGGACATTAACACGCTCTGCTCACAATAATTGGACTTTTGCCACCGCCAGTATATCTGGCAGTCCCTCCCCTGGGTTAGCAAGTAGTGACAATTATCCGAGTGTGGTGTCTTTCTTTGAGCAAAGGTTGGTATTCGGAAACACAAACAATAATCCACAGACATTGTGGTTTAGTAAAAACGCAGACTATTTAAACTTTACAGTAGGTACTGGAGCCAACGATTCACTGATCTACACCATCGCCTCTAATACAGTGGATAGTATCAGATGGCTCTCAGCTACCAGGGTGCTAACTGTCGGAACATCAGGTGGAGAATATGTGGTGACTGCCAGTAATGACGGCCCAGTTACACCAACGACTACACTTATTCGTAAATATTCAAACTACGGATCGGCTCAAGTTCCACCCGTTCAAGTTGCCGATGTTACACTATTCCTTCAAAGAGGTGGCAGAAAGTTAAGAGAATTTAAGTATGTCGGAGATGTCGATGCGTCAGGCTATCAGGCTCCTGACATGACTATCCTGGCAGAGCATATAACAGATGGCGGTATTGAGGTGTTGGCCTTTCAACAAGAACCAGACTCTATTGTATGGTGCGTTAGGTCAGATGGCACATTACTAGGTCTTACATATAGACGAGAAGAACAAGTTGTCGCCTGGCATAAACATACTTTAGGTGGTGCCTTTAGTTCTGGAAACGCGGTTGTCGAAAGTATAGCAACATTACCTACAGATAGCGGTGAAGATGATCTTTATATGATCGTAAAGAGAACAATAAATTCTGTTACAAAAAGATATGTGGAGAAACTAAAAACATTTGACTTTGGGTCAGCTGCAACGGGATCATTCTTTGTAGATAGCGGATTAAGTTATTCTGGATCTGCCACAACCTCTCTATCGGGATTATATCATCTCCAGGGGCAGACGGCTTCGGTGCTTGGAAATGGAGCCTCTCATGCAACAAAAACCGTATCAGATGGCGGTATTACTACGGACTTTAGTGTAACAACGGCAGCCGTGGGATTAGGTTTTACTAGCAGTATGAAGACATTACGGTTGGAAAGCGGATCGGTTGACGGAACTAGTCAAGGTAAGCCGAAGAGAATTCATGCGGTGACTGTTAGGTTATTCGAAACCGTAGGTGTTGAAGTCGGCACCAGTTCAAGTTCCGTAGAACGTATACCATTTAGAGACAGTTCAATGGCTATGGATACCGCAGTGTCTCTTTTTACGGGTGACAAAGACATAGAATTTACGGGCGGTTTTGATGACCAGGATAGGATCTATCTTCAGCAAACGCAGGCTTTACCTCTTACGGTTCTGGCCTTATTTCCGCGATTAAATACATTTGACATATAGGTGAGAAATGGCACTTGGCCCATTTGAAATAATATCTCTAGGAATGAACCTTATTGGTGGTCTGCAAGAGAAAGCAGCTGCTGACAGTGCAGCTAAAGCAGCCAGAGAAGTTGGTGAGTTTAATGCTGACATCATAGAGCGAAATGTTGATCTTCTAGGAAAACAGTCCGATCTTATTAATCAGAACCTGGCTATGGAGAAACAACGCGGTAAATCCGCATTTGAAGCCATACAAGGAGAGGTAAGAGCAAACACCGCCTATGCTGGCATAGATATGTCTAGTGGCACCACGCAGATGAATTTAGAGCAGAATGCCAGGGAATTTGAGTACGAGCAGAAGGTTATGGATTATAACAATGCCATTACGCAAATGCAGATAGCCGATGCCCAGGAGGATAGTCGATTGCAGGCAGAACTATCACGGATGGAAGGTGGGGCACAAGCAGCCTCTCTCCAGGCACAAGGCACCGCTTCTCTTATTAAATCTTTTGGTGATACCGCCAAGATGGCAGATCAGATGGGAGTATTTGCATGAGAATACCAGTTTACAGATCGCGTATTCAAGCAACCAATGAGGCTCCTGGTCGTGCATTCCAGACCCGAAAGAGAGCGCAGCCATTTGTCCAGGCGGCAATAGACAAGGGTAAAGTCGGTCAGGCATTAACAAGCAGCATTGGGGATTATGCCCTCTATCGCTACAACATGGCAGAGCAGCTTAAACTTGATAAACTTAGCATTGAGGCAAAAGATAGGCTTCGAAATTTAAGGTTTGATTTATCGCAAAGGCAAGACACAAGCGGTATTCTTGATGGTGATAAACCAGAATGGAATTCAGAAACGCAAAGAATAAAAAAGGATATTCTTAGCAGGCTTGGTAAAAATAAAAATGCTTTGCAAAAATTTGAAGCAACTTTTCTTGCTAGTGAAAGCGATAATAAATTTGCATTGAGAGGGGCAATAGCACAGACAAACATAACAGAATCTGAGACTGTAAGTGCTGCAAAATTTACTTCTTTAGAAAACGATTTGAATAATACTTATAATACAGTAGATGATTACAACCAAAAGGTTGCTTTGTTCCTTGCCGAAGAAGGTGCAAGAAGTGAAACAGATGAATTTAAAATAAAACTCTATAACGCACAAAGAAATATAGCTGAAAATGTAACAAGAAGTTTTATCAGCAATGATAGTGCGGCTGCAATAGAATTAGAAACGACATTAGATGCAATGATGTATATTGAACAGTTGCGAAAAGCCTATGGAAAAGAAGATGGCTCACTTGATTATTCACAACTATCAGAATCCGATATTGCAACTATCGTTAAAAATGTTGAAGAGACTTCGCTAACAATAGGACAATTTCAAGCCAATTACGGGAATGGTGCGGAATATATGTTGTATACATTAATGCAACTACCAGAGGGTGACAGAAATGATATAGCGACTAAAATATTTAAGGAGGCTATTTCATACGAAGACAACGTAAATAAATTTATTGATCGTCAGGAAGAACTTAATACAGAATTTAAAGAAGCTACACATAACAACTTCGTAACGATTGATGAAACAGATACATATAGTAGCAGTGAAATAAAAAACCTGATGCCAATTTATCGAACAGACAGTTTTGCAAAATACATTATTGATGAGTATGACTTTGGAGAAGAGGATGAAATATCTGGTTTAGAGGCGCAGAAATTATTACATACAGTTTTAAAAGAAACTGCGAATGCTACGCAAGTTGAGTTAGACACTATGGAGGCATTTTTCTTTGATGCTCCTAAACCCTTTTTTGCCAAAACGGGTGACCCAGTTGCAGAACAAAACCTAATAACTCTACAAATCGGATTGGTAAATGGCACATTAAAATTGAGCGATATTCAGCAACAACTCCTAAAAAAAGAGAGTTTTATAACAGAAACGGGTTATAAATTTCTAAACTCATTGGCTGAAAGTCGGCTAGATGAAGCCGTTAGCAATGCATTAAAATTTGCACAGTTTCACTATAAAACAAGTGATGATCCCGATACCTCTAATGAATTTCAATTAATGAAACGTAATTCATATTATTCTGTAAGTAGAGACTTTCTTGAGGTGGTCAATACAACAGATAAGTCCACCCAAACAAGAACATTTCTACACAACGAAATGAACCGCATAATGGAGGAAAATAAAGTAGAAATTGTTGCAAATGCCCGTAAATCGTTACGAGATCAAATTGAAAACATAAATATAAACAATATAGAATTTGGTGTTACTATTTCTCTTGACCCAAATTTGTCTACAAATCTGGAAGCCCTTAGAGAACAGATAAAACAAAATATGAAGGTTGACTCTAAAAATGGTGACGAAATGAGAAGGGATTTAATTCCCTATATAGAATTTATTGAAGACATAATGGCAGATTGATATGGATATTGAAGCAGAAATGAGGCCAGTGGTAGAAAACGAAATCTATCAGGATAAGTCAGCCGATCAGATTGCTGATGAACAAAGTATGTTTGGCAGTCTTATGTCAGGATTAGCTAACTTTGTGGAGTCTGATTTAGGTAATGTTGGCCCTATGAATATGGTCGAAAAGGCTATTACAAAGCCAGAGCAGACGGCAGATAAGATAAAAGGCATAGGTGAATTTGCTGGGAACGTAGCACTGGATGTTGGCGAAAATGTAATGAAGTTAGGTGCTGATATTGGTGATGCCATTCGTCAGGCTGGACTTCCTATTCCTTATTTTAAGTTTAATAGACAAAAATCCGTAATACCTGGGGCATCAGAAGGAATGTGGATGTCTGCCGAAGAAGGATTGGCAGAAAGAGAAAAGCAGGCAAAATTAGGTGATGCCACTAGCGATATGGAACTTATGCGTATTGGCGATCCCAATGTTCTTGAAGAAGCATTGGAGCCGATGGCTTCATTTCTAGTAACGATGTTTATCCCTGCATTAAGAACAACAAAAATGCAGAAAGGAGTTAACACCTCTTTTGAAAGAATGTTTTTTGAAAAGGGTATGCAAGGTGCTGCATTAGCATCCGCAACACTAGATCTGGAAGATGGCAACATTGCTACGTTCCTCAAAGACTTGGGTATGCAAAACGATGTTATAGAATATTTAAGCAGCCGCCCAGAAGATGAGGAAGTGGGGTTTGAGAGGCTGCTGCTGCGTACAAAAAACGTAATGGAAGAAGGTGCTTTTAGTGGACTGCTATTAGCTTTGCCCTATGCCTTTAGAATAATGAAGGCCAACAAAGTTAAGTTTATGGCTGGAGGTGCAGCTATTGGAACCTTTGCATCTGGTGAGGAAGCGGAAGCAGCTGGGTTATCTTCAATGGTTAAACTGGGCAAAGTTATATCATCACGATTACCCACTGCCGTAAATAAGACGGAAGATCCTTTTGCTACTAAGTTATCCGTTAACCTTGACGATTTAAAACAAGATGAAAGATTATTTAATTTTAATGTGGGAATTACTCAGGATTACCCAAATATGCAAAATCTTGGAAATCAAGGAAATGAATTATCAGAGCAATTTGTAGATCATGTCAAAAACAATTTGTTATATTTGTATGACGAAACTCCAGAAGTGATTAGGAATAGATCAAAGCAATGGTACGTTGGTGCAAACAAGGTTGTTAACGATATGGCAGCTAGATACGGGATAGCGGACACTTCTGTTTCTGGTGTGATGGCATCCTTATCTCCTCAAAAAGATTGGTATCAAAATGCCTCACTAGGTATCAGAACAATTGATATCGTAAAAGAGAAAGCAAACGAAGTATTTGATCCTAAGATGGTTTCAACATTTAAGTCTATTAAGGCTTTAAATAAGCCTGCATACGCACCATTTCTTAAAATGCTTGAAGGTAAAAAATTGGGTGAGGTAATGCACCCTGACCCTAAGATACAATCAAATCTAAGAAGTATATGGGTTCGTATTTATGATGAAACATACAACGACAAATCGTACAAAATTCTATCTCCAGAAGGTAAGTTTTTAGATAATGCAAAAACAATTAAAGGCGAAAACGCAGAAGTGTCGTGGGGTAGTTTGGTTGAAATAAGTAAAGCATTAAACAGTATTATGGCTAATGGTGATATTAATAAAATTTCAGAAACTATGGGAATGCGTCATAAAGTAAGAAATTTCTTTAATAATATTTCAGATCCTAACAATCCGTCAGGGGATGTTACTGTAGATACACACGCAGTGGCTGGAGGACTGTTAAGACCTTTATCTGGAAAATCTTTAGAAGTAGATCACAACTTTAAAAACCAGACAGTCAAGGGCCGTGGTACGACAAAAGGATCAGCATTATCTGGTATATACGGTAACTATCCTTTGTATGTTGAAGCATACCAAAGAGCAGCTAGAGAACGGGGAGTATTGCCAAGAGAAATGCAAAGTATAACTTGGGAAGCATCACGGGGACTGTTCACTCCAACCTTTAAAGGTAATGCTAAAAATGTTGAAGAAATAAACAAAATATGGTATCGTTTTAAAAATGGAGATATTGATGAAACCGAAGCCAGAAACCTTGTCAAAGAACGATCAGGAGGTATCAACCTCCCAGAATGGGCAGAATGATGATCCCGTTATTGCGATGATGAAAGAGGCAAACGTACCTCTTACAAGAGAAAATTATTTAGATTTAGCATATTTGGGTGAAGTCCCTTCTCCGTTTCCTTCAGAACTTGAGGCTGACTTACCAGAAATGTTTAGAAATTAGTTTACGAATTAACTAAAACACAGTATAAATTAATTAAGATGGGCAGCAGTGACTGCCCTTTTTTTATGGATATATGGCACTACCAAAAGACCCTGGCGAAATAGCTGAGAGTAACATTCGTTCTCAGAACAACCTGGCACAAGGACAACCGACTGAGTTCGCAGATAACCCTAATATTCAGCTTGCCTCTGGCTTCGGTTCCTCAAAACTTCTTAATTTATTTAAGTCAGGCAATAAGGAAGGTATTTTCGACATAATCAATTCGGTACTGAAAGGTACAAAAGTATCCGAAACTATAGGTGATAATTCTTTACAACCGAGCCGTATTCCCACAACTCAGGAAAGAGGCATAGTTCCAGATAAAGGAGAATATAGCGAGAGAAAAGCAAAAGAACTGTTGTCGCAAAGTATAATGACACCAGAAGGTTTTGAGCAATTTAAAAAACAGAATTTTAAAGCAACTTCATTAGAAGATTTAGCGGCTCAAGAGGATGCACTTAAAGCACTAGACGATACAGAACTGCAAATAGCCGAAGACCTACAAACAATGAAAGGGGTTAAGCAACAAGCCTCTACGGCCTTAAATCGGCAACGAAGGGGTGCTAACATCCAAGTTGGTGAAAGCTACGATATTACATCACCGAAATCAGAACAGTTCTTTGAAGAGTTAAAAAAAGGCGCATCTGATTTAAAAACAAAAGGGACAGATTTTAATTTCGAAAACATTGAAACTGAAGAAGATGTTTTAAAAGCTATTGAGGCAACATCACAAGTGTTTAAAGGGGAAACCAATCTTTTTAAACGGGGAGAGATGAGCCATGAGGAAACTAAATATAAGGCGGTTAATCTTCTCCAAGATGAAATTGGTATAACGGCTAAGATCTTAAAGCGCAGAGAAGGCGAAGGTTTTTCCGCAGAAATGATGGTTGCCGCCAGAGAGTTGCTGGCAAACAGTGCAAAAAAATTACTTACACTTGCTAACAAAATAGAAAACGGAACGGCTACTGATGTCGATAAGTTAAAATTTAGAAGGCAAATGGCGGTACATTCTGCCATACAAATGCAAGTTAAAGGAGCGCAAACGGAAATAGCCAGAGCCTTAAATAGCTTTAAAATACCCGTTGGCAATTTTGATGAAGCAGAAATGGGCAAGCTGGTTAATTTAGCTATGGAAGGGCATTCGGATAATGTAACTAAATCACTTGCTAAAGGTCTTATAAAGGCTAATAATATTGGCGGTTTAGCTTCTGTTAACAGATTATCCCAAGATGGTTGGTACGCGAAATCCAGACGAGTTGTTCACGAACTTTTTTTAACAAGTATATTAAGTGGCCCTGCTACCCAGTTCAGAAACTTTTTCGGCAATGCTACTTACATTATGTATCAGTACCCGTCCGAACTTCTGGGTGGTATTTATGGTGATACTTTAAGGGCTATTAACCCTGGATTAAAGGCAAACTTAACTGAAGACCAAATGTATACTAAAGATGTATTAGTAAGAGTACATGGTCAAATAGGTTCTTTTGCAGACGCATGGGTTGCTGCAAAACACGCATTTGTAACTGGGATGCCAACCAGAGGTACAAAGATAGAAGTCGAAGATATGGCGGCTATTAAAAGTATGGATGAATCTACTCGATTTGGGCAGGGCATAAACTGGTTAGGCAAAGTTATTCGAACACCATTTTCGTTGTTACTGGCGGCTGATGAATGGTTTAAAACAATATCCACAAGAGGGGAGTTAAATGTAAAAGCACACCATCGCTACAGACATTCTCTTAACCAAGGTAAGACCCATGAAGAAGCGGTAGCAAATGCCCAAATGGTTTTGTTAGATCCCGTTAGTTTTGCCACAGATTTAGAAACAACGGCTCTACATAATACAATGCAGTCCGATTTAGGGTTTTTAGGTAAAGCAACTAGGGCCGTACAAAATACATGGCTTGGAAGATTTATTATTCCATTTTCCGTAGCACCAACAAATTCTATTATTAATGCCGCAGAAAATATGCCGTATCTCCAAATGTTTCATCCAAAATTCATGGCTAATCTTTTGGGTAAAAATGGTGCAGCGGCCCATCAAAATGCAGTTGGTAAAATTGGCTTAGCTACGGGCATGGCAACATATGTTGGCGAGATGGTGTCCCGTGGTCGTATGACGGGCGGTTATCCCAACGATAAAAGAGAAAGAGAAAACCTCCCTCCAGGTTGGATGCCCTATTCATTTGTTTTTAAGGGAGAGGACTTTCCAGAAGGCAAGCCACTTTATGACGAATATGGCAGACCAAATGGTAAATTAACCTATGTAAGTTACATGGGTATGGAACCAGTTGGCGGTGTCTTTGGTGTTACTGCAAACGCATACCAAGAATACTATAAAGGATTGACGGCCTCTGATGGTTTACTTGAAAGGCACGCGGATTTTATGCACGCAATGATAGTATCAGTAGCACCGTACCTAGAAGAAATGCCAATGCTGCAAGGTTTAGCAGATACCATTGATGTTTTGGAAAGAGGCAAAGACGCAGATGATTGGGGATTTTTAAAAGGTATTGCAGAAGGCCCAGCGGAAAATTTCCCTTTTATTTTCTCAGGACTAAGCAGATCTATTAACAGAGCCATAGATCCAACAACAATGGATGCCCGTGGGCAATTAAGTAATTTCTATACTATAGGCGATATCACTCAAGTAATTAATCCAGACCAGCCTAATAATAGGTTTTTGTTTACTCTGCCAAATGGTCAGCCTGACTATTCCAAGGTAGGTACACCAAAGCAGGCAGAAGGTACGTTTGCAAAAACATTGGAAAGTATGGAGTATTACGGAACTCACTTAGTGCAGCTTACAGAGAAAAACCGCATACAACCAGTATCAGCCGTAGCATCAGTATGGAAAGATAGAGATGAATTGGTAGCCCCAAGGTATGACACAATGGGCAATGTTATGGGCGCAGAAAATGTTAGCCTAAGTGCTAATCCAATACTAAGCATTTTATCAATGCTATCAGGATTAAGAATACAACCAGGGGAAGAACCTTCTAAACCACTCCTTGAAGTAATGCGATTGCAGTCGGTTTTGCCAGGTGAAGCATGGCCCTTTTCCAACCCTAAACAGAAAGATGGAGTAAAACTAACTAAAGGGATAATTTCAGATTGGATGGCTTTAGCAAAATCCGAAGAGTTCGGCATAAAAATAAAAACACTGAATGAGTCTGTAACCTTTAAACAATATTTAGAAGATCTATTAAGGCCAACCTCTAAGATTGGTGAAAAGTATGATCGAGCAAATGATTACCAAAAGCTATCGATGATTAGAAAAGCCGATAAAGATTTTAAAGAAGCGGCTTGGGAACAGTTATTAAGGCAGCCAGAATACTCAGAACTACGAAAACTTTTTGCTAATTTAGATGAAGCAAAACGAAGAATTATAGGAAATACCCCTCAATAAGGAAATAGAAAATGACAGTTTCTAGTACGACAAACAGAGCATCAGCAAGCGGAGATGGCAGCACACATAGCTTTGCCTATGGTTTCAAGATCTTTGCCGATACAGATCTGACAGTTATTGTAAGAGCCTCCACTGGGTCAGAAACGACAAAGACTCTCAACACAGAGTATGTGGTTACGGGGGCTGGTGAGGCTTCGGGCGGCACGGTTTTATTTAAATACAATACAACTTCAGCAGGCGGTTCTACATCCGATGCTCACTATTCAGCAACGGACTATCGGCCTGCAAGTGGTGAAACAGTTATTCTTCTCAGAGAACAACCTCTCACCCAAAGTCTGGATATGGTTGCCAACGATCCCTTCCCAGCCGCTGGATTTGAAAACAGTTTAGATAAGCTAACTTTTATGGTTCAGCAACATGAAGAAACATTAGGTAGAACATTTAAGGTTTCAAAGACAAATGAGATTTCATCATCTGAATTTGTGGACAATGCTTCAACTAGAGCAAGTAAGACCCTTGGTTTCGATAGTTCTGGTGACCTCACAACTATTGCTGATTTTCTCCCAGCAGGCGGTGATGCAGCGATGTTTAAGTTTAGCACAACAACCACGGATTCCGATCCTGGTAGCGGTTACCTTCGACTCAACCATGCAACAATCAGTTCGAGTACAATCGCGTATATTGATGACCTTGAATTTAACGGAACCGATGTTTCAGCTTGGGTGCAGTCATGGGATGATGTTTCAGCGAACCCCACGAACAGAGGAAGGATAAGATTAACAAAGGCTGGTGTCCTTGATACATGGCATACATTTAAAATAAGTTCAGCATTGGTCGATGCTAGTGGATATACGAAAGTTAATCTGACTTATATCGATGGTTCTGGAACTCTTGCAGCGGATGATAAAGTCTGGGTAAGTTTTGCAGCAAGTGGCGAAGATGGAGTTTCTCCAGGTTATTTTTATAAATTCGACACTGGCACAAGTGATGCCGATCCTGGAGCAGGGGAGATTTCCTTTAACCACGGAACATATTCAAGTGTGACTGCAATCTATATTGATGATGCAGACCAGCACGGAGTTTCAACACAAGCTGATACAATTACCTGGGATGACAGTACGGCTGGTACAAAGGGATATTTGCAGATTGTCGATATTAACGACAAAACAACCTATGCAAAATTCAAGATCACGGGAGCAGCTACAGATGCAAGTGGGTATAATAAATTAGCAGTTACTCATATTGTATCGAACAATACCTTTTCAGCTGCTGATGAACTGTCAGTTCATTTTACAGCTAGTGGTAATGATGGTGCCGTTCCTGGATATACATTTACATTCGATAACGGAACTTCGGATGCAGACCCTGGATCTGGAGACATAAGATTTAATAACGGAACCTATGCGTCAGCAACGGCTATTTACATTGATGACAATGACTCCAATGGAGTTGATGTCTCTGCCGATCTCTTAACTTGGGATGATAGCACCTCAACCATTAGAGGATACCTTCATATAGTCGATACTGACGATCCTAGTACCTATGCAAGATTTAAGATTTCTGGAGCAAGCACCGATGCAAGTGGTTATGTAAAACTGGCGGTTACGCATTTAGTAAGTAACAATACATTCACTGCTGGTGATATCCTCTCCGTCCATTTTACAATGACGGGTCTAAAAGGTGACACTGGGGCTACGGGAGCCACGGGTAGCACGGCAGGCACATCTGGCCTTTCAATGACTTGGAGTAGTTCGACATCTGACGCAGATCCTGGGGCAGGCAAGATTGCGTTTAATCATGGAACCCTAAGTTCAGTTTCAATTTTATATGTAGATGATGTAGATGATGCTGGTGCTGATATCTCTGGTTTTGTGCAGTCATGGGATGATGTTTCAAATACTGTAGCAAGAGGATATGTTCAAGTTACAAAAGAGGGTGCCACTGGAACCTATGCTCTTTTTAAGGTATCTGGAGCCGTAACAGACGCATCTGGATATACAAAGGTTCCCGTAACTCATGTGGTGTCCAATGGTTCATTTTCGAATACTGACGGGGTTGGGGTTCAGTTTGTTCAATCTGGTGCAGATGGTACTGGATTTACGATAACCGATGGATCAACCTCTGAGACAGTTTCATCAGGAAACACTCTTACTGTCACATCAGGCGAAGGTATTGATGCAACGGTTTCAGCGACAGATACACTTACGATAGCTGGTGAGGATGCTACAACATCTAACAAAGGTATAGCATCTTTTGCATCTGCTGATTTTACAGTATCAAGTGGTGCTGTAAGTTTAGAGGCTGCCGTTGTTAAAACAGATGAACAGAATACATTTACAAAAGCACAATTACCTAGCACTTATACTGCGGCTTTATCTGCAACAAGTGGAGTATTAGACTATGATACCTACCAAAATTTTATCATTACCCTAGCGAGTGGCTCTAACACTCTAGCGGCTCCTACGACAGAAGCATCACAGATTGGACAAACTGGAGTAATTGTATTCATTCAACCTTCATCATCTTCGGCAGGCACTGTTAGTCTTCATGGTGACTACGAAAGCATTAATGGTGGTGGCTTAACTTTATCTTCAACCAACAATCAATATGATGTCGTTCCTTATTTTATAAAGGCAGACAATAGTGTCTTGCTTGGCAGTCCTTCAAAGGCTTTTTCATAATGGTTAACTTTTCCTCAGAGAAATGGTTTACCGACTCTGGTTTCTATCCGCATGAAATAGACCAATCTGCTCGTTTTGATAAAGCAAGTTCAGCGTATCTTACCAAAACCCCTAGTTCAGCGACAAATCAGAGAACTTGGACATGGAGTGGGTGGTTAAAAAATACTGGAGATATGACATCAGATTTTGATTTTTTTACAGCCAATGGGGCTAGTGCAGAACTCACGGCTTTTATGGTGTCTGGAGATGAACAGCACTTACAATTCTATAGTAATAATGCAGTTATTTTAAAAGCATCAGCAGATTTGCGTGATACTGCCTCATGGTATCATATAATGTGTAGGTGCGACACGACTCAAAGTACAGCTTCAAATAGATTAAAATTTTATATTAATGGAACTGAAGCAGACTATGCAACGGATGCAAGGTCAAGTTCATTTGCTGAAGATTTTGAAACAGGCATTAATGATACTGTGGCTCACTATGTTGGCTGTAACCAAGTCAATGGAAATTTGTTAAATGGGTATTTAGCAGAGGTTCATTTTACAGATGGGGTTTCGAATGCTCCTAGTGCTTTTGGTGAAACTAAAGAAGGTGTCTGGATTCCAAAAGCCTATACTGGGTCACATGGAACTAATGGGTATTATTTAAAGTTTGACCAAACTGGAACTGGCACAGCATCAGCATCAACGATTGGAGCAGACAGTTCTGGAAATAATAATCATTATACAACATCAGGATTTGCATCAACAGATTCAAATATACCTGACTCACCCACCAATAATTTTTGTACATGGAATGTTTTAAATAAAGATTCAGACATTTCGACAAAAGAGGGAAACACTTCTGCGACAAGTAGCACATCAGGCAGTCACAGTAATATTAAAGGCACAATACAAATGAACTCAGGGAAATGGTATGCTGAGTTTATTCATACAGCGGCATTAGGAGGTTCAACGGCTACAGCAATGGGAATTTGTACTGAAGCCTATGCCGTAACAAATACTCACCCAGTTGGGTCATCTTCTGGAGCATGGGGAATATATCAATCAACGGCAGGGCAAGTCATAGCAAACGGAGCGGAAGTTATTGGTTCTCTATCAATTACGTCTCCTGATACAGTAATCCAAATTGCGTATGACGTAGATAACGGAAAGATGTGGGTTGGAGTTGCGAATACTTGGTATGCGGCAGATGGTGGAACAGACGGAAATCCTGCAACTGGTGCTAATGAATGTGCATCTTCAGTTCCAACTGGAATGTTTTTCTTTTGTGATGTAGTCAATAATGCTTCTCAACACGTTAATATAAATGCAGGGCAAGATAGTTCTTTTGCAGGGAATGTGACGGCACAGAATAACGCAGACCAAAATGGGCATGGTGATTTTTACTATTCGCCTCCGTCTGGTTATCTCGCTTTATGCACAGCAAATCTTCCAGAGCCAACAATCAGTCCTTTAAATGGGGAGCAACCATCAGACCATTTTAATACAGTTCTTTGGAGTGGAAACGGAAGTACAGACCATGATATAAGTGGCGTTGGGTTTCAGCCAGATTTTGTGTGGATTAAAAATAGGTCTAGTACGTCAGGATGGCATGCATTACATGATGCTGTTAGAGGAGCAGGAGCAACTTTATTTTCGAATGCTACTGACGCAGAGTATGCGTATAGTGATTATTTTGGACCTTTTCAGACAGATGGGTTTAGACTTTCAGATGTATCAGTAGGACACTCATGGAATACAAGTAGTAATGCGTATGTGGGATGGAACTGGCTAGGAGCAAACAGCACAGCAAGCAATTCAGATGGTTCAATAACAAGTACAGTTTCAGCCAATACAAAGGCAGGGTTTAGCATTGTAACTTATACCTCGCCAAATAATACAAGTGACCAAACAGTAGGTCATGGCTTGGGTGCAGTGCCAAAAGTGATTATAGCAAAAAATAGAATATCAGCGTTTAATTGGGATATATACCATGTGGGAACTGGTAGTGTCGAAAATACACTTATATTCACAAACGCGGCTACAAGAGATTATGATATTTTTACAACTAGTAACCCAACTTCAAGTGTATTTGGTATTAAACATAACTATACTCATTATAGTACAGATACGTATGTTGCATATTGTTTTGCAGAGGTTGAGGGTTATTCAAAGTTTGGTAGCTTTACTGGAAATGGAGATGCAGATGGTCCGTTTGTCTATACTGGATTTAGACCAGCTTTTGTTATAGTCAAAAACTCAACAGGTACAGAGTCGTGGGGTATGGGGGATTCAACTAGGTCACCTATTAATCCTTTGAAAGATAGATTATATCCAGACTTAAATAATGCTGAATACAGCATCGGAGATTGGCTTGATTTATTATCAAACGGATTTAAGCATCGTGGAACAGCATTTAACACATCGAGTGCTACATATATCTACATGGCCTTTGCTGAGATGCCCTTCAAATATGCCAATGCAAGATAGGAGATAAACATGGTTTGGAAATATAAATCG